GTTTATAGGCTCGATACATGATGTGTGTTATAAATGCTGTTACACATATAATGATTGCTTCTTGCATATTTATACTCTCCTTGTTACTATAGGAGTTCAAGGAGCGCAGAGACCGAAACGCCCCTTGAACTTCAAGCCTTTTATTGTTTAGGCTTTTGTTGTTTTAATCGTTCTCGTATTTCTTCGGCTGTCGCTGTTAACACCGCCGTTAAAATTGCGAGAACGATTTGCCATATCTTCTCTTCCATATTAACTGCACCCCCTTTCTGATTACGCCTAATATTATACATCGGTTCTCTATATATTGCAAGCTAGGTATATATTTTATTCACATTACATACACAAACAAAAAGGGTGAACGATTGCGACCGTCCACCCTCTCTATAGACTTGTTACGTGCGCTGTACGCTTATACAAGCTTTTTTAATTCTTCCGCCGCTATGCTTTGCACAAGCGAAACACTGAACACGCCTGCAGTCTTAGCAAGCCTCTTCATCGTTTCTTTGAACACGCTCTCATTGCGCAAGCTCTCCAAAAGCTCCGTTCCCGCCCAAGTCATGCGCTCAATGTACACCGTTATTGCGTGCCCGCCTGCTGTGCGCTTAACGTTAGCAATGATGTATCCCCCATCATCTAACAGTTGTACGTGATAAGCGTACAGGTCACGTTCATCTTGTGAGGTGCACACGCTCGACAAATCAAAGCCTGAGCGCGCTTGTTCACATTGCAATAATATCTCTCGTATAATTGCCATATCACGCTTCATGTTATCCCCTTTTTGCTTGCATATCCTTTTCAGTTGCTCGCTTTTCCCGAACAACTCACACCATATAATCATCTAGCGTTGCTTGTCCGATGCCTGCTATTGTCTTCTCGAACCCAAGCGAATCGATCACATCGAACGCATAATCGCACATGCGCCTAGCAGTTATAACAGGTGCATTAAACAGTGCTGCTATCGCTATCCATTTCATATCATGCAAATACTTGTACTCAACTGCCTGCACGGCTCTAAAGTCCACTAGCTCTGATAGCCCGTGTGACTTATCGCGACCATACAGCACCTCGTAGCAATACCTGATAAGCTGCATATCCTGCTCGTATAAGTCTTTTTTACGCTCCTCTAACTGCATGCGCGCATCTGTTGGCTGCATAACGTCTCTAATGCCGCACGATGAATGGATACCGTATGATTGTGCGTGTACCTGCTCACGAGTGCGGGCGCGCTCTAGTGCGTTCTCAATCGTTTTTGCTTCCAAGGATGCGTCATGTGCTGCACAAAATAAATCACGTGCACATATAAAACTATCTGGTTTAAGCGTCTTTACCTTAAGCACATAGCCCCCTATGCGGTACTGTACTATGATTTTTTGTCTATTATACCAGTTATAGGCATATATTACGCCTTAGGCACAATATATTGTGGGTGAGCACATATCATTAGGCTTTTAGTCGCTGTCTCTCGCTACCCTTCCACTTGCTCAAGCAACTTCTCAACGTATGCGCGCGCCTTCTGGATATCCTGCGCACACGTGCCCTTATCGTTACATCTCCATAGGTACTTAATCGCGCAACCACGAAGATAGCCTTTGAACTCGTCCGCGCTCATGCATGCCTTCATAGCGTCCCAACACTCAACGCCACCTTGCGTATAATGCGCGGGGTGATTTATCGCGTCTTGTTCCTGCTGCTGTCGCGTGTGCTCCATATTAATCATTTTTGCCCCTCGACTTGTTTTTCTTCGAACATTTTTCCCTGACAATACCTTTTTCCTATCTCGCTTTCCACAAACTTGCATAAGCTTAGTGCCGTTGTCATTTGGATTTTTGTCAGACTTTCTATTTCTCCTACCATATCTGCGCACATCTCCATGGCTGACAACGACATAAATCCTCCTGCATCGATACTTCTATGGAGTTGATTTTCTAGTGTTCTTGTGAGAATCATTAAATTTGTTGCCGTCATATCGATGGTGTCCACACGATTTTTTAGGTATAAGTCCGTTGGTATTGGTTTTCTTTTTAACATGTTGTCTCCTTTGATGGTGTGTGGCGCTCTGCAAGCACTCGCCCAATAAATCGCCGTGAAAAGCTATTCTAAACCCCATAAAACCACCGAAAAAACGGTGGGCAGTAGCTGGTAATTGTTGATAACTCAATTAAAAATGTTGATATCTTTAAAATAATTGTTGAAAACTTTTTTGGAAAAAGAAAAATATATAGAAAAATACGTAAAGCTTCCCCTCAGGTAAGCAGCACATACAACAACAAGTAAAATATAATAGGTTAGGCGCGAAAAAATTAAATCCTTAGCGGATTTTTTCGCTCACTATTTATTAGTAGTTAGCTTACGTATTCGCGAGCTACTTACGCTGATTATAACAAACTTGACAACCCTCAAGTAAAAGTGCGCTAAGTGTGCCAAAGTGTAAATTTTCGTACAGAGCCCCAGTTAGTTTCTACTTGAGGGTTTTCCTTATAAAGCCTATATTCACAAACAAACCACATTTATTTTAACACATTTAGAATGGTATTTCATCCCCATACATAGAATCTTGTGCTATTGGCTGAGGTGCTGGCTTAGGAGCAGCTACGGTTGTTTGTACGTCGATAAGCCTGTTTGATTGCGTGGCTTGTACTGGCTGTGCTGGCTGCGTTGGTTGCGGCGGTTGTGTATAGTCTCCATAGCCTTCGCCTGTACCTTGTGGCTGTGATCGTGGTGGCAGCTCTATGTCTTGGACAATGATTGATACGCGGCTTCTGTTCGTGCCGTCTTGTCCTTGCCATCTATCTTGATGAAGTCTTCCATTAATCGTGAGCTTGCTGCCTTTGGGAATATATTGTGCTAGACTCTCTGCACGCTTACCAAACAGCACACAATCAAAGAAGTTGGCGGTTTCTTCCCACTCGCCTTGTGCATTCTTCTTCGTATCGTTAACAGCTAACAATAAACTAAGAACAGTGGTTCCGCTCGGGGTCACTTTAATCTCGGGGTCTTTAGTGGTTCGTCCTGCAATAACCACGGTGTTTATATTCTTACTCATGAGCTACCTCGCCTTTGTCTTGTGAGCCATCAGAATCCAATACTTCGCCTGTTTCAGAATCAACTGTGTATGGTGTAGCGTCCACTGCTGCAAACGGGTTTGTAATGGTTGGTGTTGCTTCGTCTGTTGCTGCTGCTTTCTGAGCTTCCACAGATACTGGTAAAAACTTAAACGCGCGACGGATTACGGTCTTGCATGCCATAGCCTCATAGTCTGTGCTCCATGGGCTGTACGCGCTAGAGCCTGCCTTTGAGCGACTACGAATTGCGTCTACTTGCGAGCGCGTCATAACGTCGATATAATGCCCACCGTCTTTGAAGTGGCACACCATGTATACGTGTGTTAGCTTGTTGGGCGTGCGCTCATTGTCCTGTGCAGGTACGTGTTTTAACTGCTCGTTTAACCCAAACTCATATTCAAAGAAATCCCCTTCATATACTGCGCGTGCCGAGATGTCTTGAATCTCGCCTGAACGTCTTGCTAGGTCAATCATGCCTTTATAGCCTAGAATCATTTGCGCTTCGGTAGTGCCTGTTTTACGGTTGTTGTAAGGCAAGATATAAGCGCGTCCAAGGTTGTCTACGGCGCTTGGCTCTACTCCAAGGGCTGCACACTTGAGAATGCACGATAGAACGCTTACGGGCGTACATTTGGCAAGTTCAGGCGTTTGATTATATGCGCTCACTGCAAGTTGAAACATGCGCTCTTGTGACACCTGCTTTGGAATAACGGCTGATATCTTGTGCCATTCTTGGTGCAAAATGTCCTTGAATGTGGTTTGTGGTTTGGTGATTGCCTGTGCCTTTTTTGTTTCTGCTAAAGCTCCCATGATTATCCTTTCTGAACGGTGACGCGGATTCCGCCATCACGCTTGTACTCTGTCATGTATTTATCTTTCAGGTCTGCATGTTCGGTGCTAAAAGCTTTCATGTCGAACTTGGAGCTGGTACCTCTAACCCACGTGAATTTACCAAGTGGCGTATTTACGCCTTTACTGTCGCCGATTAGCTTCTTTACCTTGTTCCCTGTGAGCTTGTAATACTCATCTGCCCTGTCCTTGGCTGCCTTTGCCTGCATGAAACGCTCAAAGGGTGTTATGTCATCTGTATAGTCAATAATCTCGCCTGTGCTTGGCGTTCCTGCTGCAAGTACAGCCTGTGCGTCTGCATAGGTGGCATCTATATCTGGCACAACGCCTGCTTCGACGTTTTGGTGCCAAAAGTTGTCTACGTCTTTTACAAGGGCGTTTTCATCTTCGATATCGCGCATATATCTAAATTCGCGGTAGTCTTGCCCACCTATGAGCACGGCAACATCTGCGAACGGTCTATTAAGAACGCTTAAATAGTGAATAATCTGCGTTTGGTAATACAGTGGTATCCCGTCTTCCCAATCTTTCGCGCGGTTAAGCCCCGCCGTTTTAATTTCAAGCACTCCCCAGCCCAGCTCTTCGTCTTTAACTTCATAGTCAAGGCTTGCTTGTGCCCAGGGGCGTTTAATTGACTTACATATTGCATTTACGCGGCGCACCTCGCGCTTCGGATGATTCTTCTTGTACTCCTCGCCTACGATAGGCTCAAGCACACACCCCCAATGAACAGCGGGCTTGTCTGAGATGTCCTCGGGCTGTAAAAGCCCCACTTTTTCCATGTATAGCGCGTATGCGCTCTTATACTTTGAAATGCCCATAATTGCTGCTACGTCACTACCACCAATGCCGTGCGTGCGCTGCTGTAACCACTCTGCGTTGTCCTTGCAGCGTATAAGCGTGAAATCCTTGTTCTCGCCTGTCAGCATAATCCCCCTTTCCCAATGACCGTAATCATTGAGTCGTGATTTTTATTAACTTTTTTGGAAATGATTTATTAAAAAGAAACGGTGACTTGAGTCGTATCTTCAAGAGCCCTTGTACGAGGCTTTTTTACACACTGCAAAATTACTACCTGCGCGTCGTCTTCGTATGCAATGCCGTTGAGCGCGTCTAATATAAGCTTTGCAATGTTATCTATATCAGGCTTATATATATCTTGTTCAGTGTCTATTTTTTTAGACCTCGATTTAGGCAGCCTACGTGTGGTTTCAATACGTATAGTCACGGGTAATGGTTTGTGCGCTTTTCTAATAAGCCCATATTTGCGACGGCTCGCCTGTACATACATAAGGGCAACTGCCTGCTTAGCGCTTTTATTCTTTGCAGGTTCATATGTCCCCCACTTTGAAAATCGCGGTCGTGCAAGTCCATATACAAATGGAACACTAAATTCTAAATGCACTACTTTTCCCCTTCTGTATTAACCACAAAGCTGTTAAAATACTCAGTAAGCAGCTCTTTTGTGTACTTCGGGTACTTGCACCCAGGAACATTTATATAGGGAAGCGGGTTGTATTTCCGCCTACTCAAGTCACGGATCATATTTTCGCCTACCCCTATGTATTCTGCTGCTTGGCGCGTGGTGAGCAGATAGGTAGAGGTAGTTGCTTGGTTTTCGTCTTCCATCTGCTCTCCTATACCACCATAAAAAGCGCGGCTAGTATGTAATACACTGCAAAGACAAGCAAGAATTTAATTACTTGCGTAGGCGTTATAGTCGCTAACCACTCTTTGAGCATTTCAATGTCGTGTGATGTGTCCATGGTCCTTTTCTCCTTTCGATTTTGTGTAGTGTTTTTTCGCGTAATAGTTCTGCCTAATTCTTGATAGAAACCTTTCCTTGCCTTTGGCTGTAAAGTCGCAATATCCAAACCCTGCTGTGTCGGCTACTTGGTCAAACCATTTACTTTTAATAAAGCTTTCTACGTCTGCCCTTAATTTGCCGTTTTTCTTATCAATCGCTTCTTGATAGTCTTTGATTGCCTGCGTTATGATTCTTTGCGCAAGGTATTTATAAAATCCATCTGTTGGCATTACTGTATTGCTCATGATTGGCTCGCGTATCGTTTCATAAAGTAACATTGCCCTTTACCTGTGCATTTCGGTGTGCGCCGTAACGTGACGTGTCCATCTGGGTGACGTATTGTAGCTTCCTTGATGCGGAACAGTCCTAGCTCCATTGAGCGCTGCGTAGGTACGTTGTAGTTGCTTCCGTACTTGCCGAGAAAGCCTTCGTTGCGCAAGCGTTTAAAAAGCCTGTTCGCTCCGATGTCCACGCCGTTTTGCCGTAGCATCTTCGCAAGCTCGCCCACAAGACAGGTGTTATCTGATGCACCCACTGCGTCTGCGAAGAGTGCCTTTGGTTTCATCTCTTCAATGATTGCGTCTTTACGTTTGAGTGCCTCGTCTGCAATCTTGAGCGCGCGTGCCATAATCTGTTCGGGCGTTTCGTTTGCGTTAGCGAGCATGTATCCGCCTTGGCGGCGCAATGCTGGGAGCACTTCGCTTGTTACCCAACGCTTGAAACGTTTTGCACTTGGCAGCTTCGAAGATAGGACAAGACTGTATAGACCTGATTCGTTGATGGTTACCATGCTTCGTGCTTGACCTGACCCGCCGAATTGGCGGGTCAGCTTATCCTCTTCGTCTACGTGGGTTCGGATTGCTTTGTCGGTGTCCGCATATCCTAAAATCTCGGCTACGTCTTTGCCGACAAAATAAATGCCGTCGTTGTCTGTAATTGTTCTAATTTGCCCAAACTCTGGACTATTAAAAAGTTGAATGTTGTTCATCGTCGCTCCTGTGTTTGCGTATCGCCTGCTGTATCTTTAACTTGTTTATAGCGTCAGCGCCAACTGTCCAGTAGTGGTCGTATACTTCCTCTGAAACAGAATCCCCTGCAATGTATGCGCGTGTTGCGTCCATTAGATGCTCCTGTACGTCGGCTTGTAGGTTGTAGACTACTTTGGCTGTTTCTTCATCGTTTAATTCGGTCATGTATTGATGAATCTTTTTTAATGCCTTGGCTTCAACTTGGCGTATGCGCTCACGCGTAACACCAAACT